TATGTCCTCATACGCCTTGCCGTGGGAGAGGTTCTCTTCTTCGATTTCGTCAGCACCAGCGAATACTGGGTTTTCGTTTCGTTTAGCCATTAGTCTTTCCTTATGGTCCTATCAATACCTTTGGATTGGTGCCGTAGCTTCATCTGTTCCTTCTCAAGCGATATCAGCTCTTTTTCTCGTGCCACCTGATTCGCCTCCCTGCTCTGTTGCAGACTGACCTTCAGCTCACCGCCCTTCACGGCCAAGTCTTTCTTCACTTTGACACTCTCGCCCGCGCTGCGCACTTTAGCATCCAGCAGTGCTAGATCACGCCTGAGCATCAGGTTCTCTCTGGCCATCTGGATCTCCATATCCATACGCTCGCGTTCGATCTCGTACTCTGGAGTGTTCCGATCAAGCGTGGCCAGCTTAGCCTGCGCCTCAGCGGTAAGCTTCTGCACCTCCGCTTGTGCCTTCTGTACCTCCAGCATAGCCAGCTGCTGCATGATCTGCTGTTTGAACTGCTCCTGTTGCTGCTGCTCTTCGGTCATCTGACCGCGCCCTTGCAGCGACCGGATTTCTTCTGCCAGCTCGTCCTTATGCGCCAGATGGCTATACTCAACAACGCGGTCATCGGGGATCATTACCCCGACATTGCGTAGATTCAGCACCTCAGCGAACTGCTGATCGTTGTAGCTGTCACGGCTCGGGATGACACTGAGGCTCAGATCGTACTTACCAGCAGTGATGTTGTTGATGATCTCACCAGCGCTGGTCTGCTGATTGATGACGTACATCTGCTCCCGCTCAGTGGGCGGTTGGGTAGCGTTACCCATGCCCGTAGTGACGACTTTGAAGGTGCGCTCTTCCGTATAGTACTGCTGCACCAGCTCCAGCACTTTTCTACCCACCAACATGCGCGTCAGCCGCAGATTCTCAAGGGGGACTTGGAGCTGCACCTGCCCGCGCATCTCTTTCTGCTTCAGCGCTACCCCGGACACCTCGGGGTTATCGAAGCCTAGCTGCGCGTTGTTGACGCCGCTGATGGTTTTGATGAACTCGGCGGATTTGAGGGCGGCTCGTTCGATGCCTGCGGGGACTTTGTTGGGCTGGATTTTTTCGGGGGGTTGTTTACCGGGGTTGATTTCGAGAACCAGACCAGTCTCCGCGCCCTGATTTCGCAAGTCATCAGCCGTCATCCCCGATAGGCTATTACGCTCCATAATCCAGCCGCTGTTGGCGGTGGTGTTGATGATGTGCAGCTCTTGGCTCGCCAGCTTGTTCAGCTGCTCCTGCGGGCTGAGCAGGTTACGCACCAGTCCGAACGGCTTACCGCGCTGAAAATACAGGAAGTACGGGATTATGGTGAACGTCGAGTAGGGGCTCCAGTCGTCGTGCAGCAGTACGTGATCGGCTGTCACTGTCCACCGCACTTTACGACGCGGTCGCTTTATCAGCCCCAACTGGTTCTCAAGAGCGAACATTTCTATGCGCTCGTCGGTCCATGTTGTTGGCGCGGGCTTGGTATCCCCAGTGATTAGATCAACGAACTCCACACAGGGCTGGATGCGAATGTGCTGCCGCTCAACGACGCGCACCATCTTCACCGTCCGGTTCTCAGCCTGCGATGCTGACTGCATCCCGAACAGGTTGAACAGAGAGTCCTTCTCGCCAAACGTGTTAGAGCTGTTTTCCCACAGTACGGAGTCGGGGCCGTACGTGTTGATCTGGCCGAACCCGGCCTCGATCTCCTGCCGCTTGTTCTTTCCGTAGGTGTCCTCTATCTGGTCGAGGCTGAGCCAGTCGGTGTAAAACACCTCGTTCCATGTAGCGGGGTCGTACTCGCTGGCGTCCGGGTCGATGATGACCTTAGTCGGGTCGAGGCTGCGCATAGCTACCTCACCCATAAGGTTATCGTTGAAACTTATGCGTAGATCGAAGAACCCACGCCCGTCCTGAATGACTCCATCCGCGAACACCTGACCTTCCAACCACTCGTAGTTGTTAGCGTCACAGATCGCTGTGGCGAGCTTAGTCATAACGCCGGGGGTGTGCTCAGTACCCTCCAGCTTAGGGGTGTAGCGGAACTCGACACTGTTAGCCGCCTGCTCACCCAGCACCGCGTTTACTGTGCTAAGGACTAGGTTAATTGTCAGCGCTGGCCGCCCTTCGGACTCCAGTTTCATTCTATCGGACGGTGCCCACTGCTCTCCGCGATAGAAGTCAGAGCAGCGCTGCGCTGAGTCGATATAGTCAGTGTGCCCGTTGTCTCGCGCTCGTGTGTACCGTAGCCACTGGTCCTCTACGACGCGGCTCGCCTCACTGGAGGAGAGCGTTGTCTTCTTGTTACTGGGGGTCTGCTGCGGGATCATTTATTACTGCTCCGGTACCACAAGCGTTAGTTGGTAGGGCTTACTGCTGCATCTGTGACATCAACGTCTGCGTTGTGATCTTAGCTGCCTTCAAATACTCGATAGGTGTCCATTCCTCCATCGGCAGTTCAGTACCAACCGCTGCGGCAAACCCTTCAGGGTCTTCGGCGTACAGCTTCTTAGTCATCATACCGACCCCCTGCGCCAGCTCTTCCGGCGACTCGACACCGAGCCCCATCATCAGCTGCTGCGCCGAGCGGGGTGACATCCCTTTCTCTATCAGCATCTGACTGGCCAGCGTCGCTTTTTGCGTCGTTTCGCTGTCCTCGGCAGCGCCCATAGCGGCACCGACGCCAGCGGCACCGACACCCAGCGCACCGGCAGCGCCCACTGCTTTCGCTGCACGAGGATAGTTCTGAGCGGTTGAGTGCATTGCCCCAGCGACCGCCTGCCCCGCCTGCCCGGGACCAGTCTTATTGAACGCTTCACCCGCACGCTGCGCGGCTCCAGCAGTGTCCATAGCGGCGTTGGCGGTATGCATCTTAGCGGCACTGGCAGTCTCTTTGAGCTTATCTTTCAGCTTTGGCCCGCGCTTGTTTAGCTGATCCTGCGCCTGACGCCGGATTCTACGGGCAGCACCCAGTCCTTTTTCAAACATGTCTACAACCTCTCAGTCACGCGGCGAATCCACGCATTGTATTCCGCTTTTTCAGCAACTCGTGCAGCAGCCCGCAGTATAGCAGCCGCGCCCTGCCCCTTCTTCACAGGAACCGTGAAAGACAACGAATCTATAGTCAGTGTGTAGTACCCCTCGGTGTTAGTGGGCTTTATCGTAAGCTCTACGTCTACGTCTACACCTACGCCTGCTGCCATCGCCGCCTCGTTGAATCGTAAGTGACATACTGGTTCAGCTTATCTTTCCAGCTGGGCTTTTTCGGAGTCGTCGGCTCCGGTTGCGGCGTCATGTTTCTATACAAGTACCCGACATACGCCAGCGCGTCCACTACGTCATCGTGCAGACCAGCGGGGAAGCGCAGGCATTCAAACACGAGCTGCGTTATCCACGGTGTCGTATCGTCGTCCGGGAACAGCACCTGTCCGCTCTTCATTAGACCCTGTATGCCTCGTGCGCGGGCCTGCTTGTCGTTTTTACCCGGCGCAATCGGCTCATAGTACAGGTCGTACATTTGCCTCGTTTCGATCTCTTTGCGCAGGAACACTTCGATAGACATTAATATCTGCCCTTTCTCCATGCCGTGACGCTCTGGTTTCCAGCGCTGCTGCACCGCGATGATCTGCTGCACGATACTATAGCCGTCCCACTTACCTCTCACGCAGTCCAATACCCACAGCCGCATGTCTTTGTCCATTCCAGCGACAACGCAGACCGTCCAGTCGTTCACCTCTTTCTGGCCAATGGCAAAGTCCCAACTGGCTACGATGGTGAGGTCTTGGAGAGGTGGCCGCTCGTGCGGGCGGTAGCGGGGGAACATGTCTTTGGTGAAGTAGCTGCCCTCGTCAGAGATAGGCTTCTGCTGGTACAGGGCGAACCAGTCCCTCTCTCCGATGGCTTTGCGGATAGCGGTTAGACGGGTGATATCGTAGCGCTCGGGGTGCAGCGCTTCGCCGCGCTTACGGTACGGCTCGTCGTGCTCTGCAACGGCTGGGTAGTCCACTATTTCCCACTGATCCGCCCCGGCTTTCTGCGCTTCGATCAATCGCCCGGAGAGGTCGTCATCGTGCCAGCGGGTTTGGATCACCAGCACGCCACCACCGGGGGCAAGCCGCGTATACGCAGTAGAGGTGTACCAGTCCCATGTGCTCTGCCTGCTCACCTCAGAGTCGGCGTCCTCACGGTTTTTTACCGGGTCATCGATTAACAGTACGTGAGCACCTTTACCAGTGATCGCACCACCGACACCGGCTGCGACCAACCCGCCCCCTTTAGTTGTCAGCCACGCTTCGACGCTCTGGCTATCGGGGTCCAACTGCGTGTCGAAGACATTGTGATAGGCGGGGTCACGCATTACCGAGCGCACTACCCGACTGAATGACATGCTCAAGGCACCCGAGTAGCTACATAGCATAAACTCATGGTTTGGGTAGTGCCCGAGGTGCCATGCGGGGTAGGACTTTGAACTGATCTGAGACTTACCGTGCCGTGGTGGTACGAATATCATCAGCCTTGGGGAGAGCTGATCGGCTACGTCTTGTGAGAACTGCTCCAAGCGTTTGCAGATGTCCTTGTGGACCCAGCCAGCCGTGTAGTCGGGCTGAAAGCGCTCCACGAACGGGAGCAACCGACGCCGCGCCAGCTCCCGTTTCGCCAGCTCCTTTCTGGCTTCTTCCTGCGGATCAAACATAGTTAGATAGTATCCGCCTTACCGCTTTGACCTTGTCCCTGTTTGGACCCTCCTCATTCAGTACAGCGAGTACCGTTCTCCACAGGTAGGCACCACCGCAGATGGGACAGAGCTGCTCTTGTTGAGGGGGGATGATCGACGGCGCTTCGCATTCACACGCGGTGATGGGCTTGTTGCATTCCTGACAGCAGGTTGTGTATTTCATTCGTCTGATGGCTCCTCGTACTCTGGTAGGGGAAGCGGCTCGGCGTCCAACACGGCTGGGTCCAACATGCCCTGAATCCCGTTCACAAGTTGCAGCAGCTCTGTTTCAGACAGCCGCTCCATCTGGCGCACGTTCTGGATATTACCGATCTGGTTGATCGTGACCCCGCTTCTCTGCTCATCGGACTTATACAACCCGTTCAACTTGCCGATCTCCCTGATAGCGGCTACTTCCTCCATTGAGCTGCCAGCCTTATGGTAGCTCTCAAACAGCATATTAGTTAGCTGTTCGCGTGTACAGCGTACGTCCTTAAATTCCCTCGATCTGAACAGATCAATCAGGGCTTTTGCGGTATCTGTGTTCAAAAAGTCCAATGGCACATCGACCCCAGCGTCGGGATCGGCACCCATTGCCCTTTTTATTGCTCCCGGTGACAGCCCGCGTAGCTTCAGCATAAGAATTTTCTGATTACGCACACTTGGCATGGATATCTGCTTATCCGGATATACGCGCTTGAGGTACGCGACATCACCTTCCGTGACTAACATGGTGTTTTCTCCTCCGCTCTGCTCTGCTTTTGCGGAATTATGCAGCATAAGCGCATAAAAGCGCATAAAAGCGCATAAAGGCGGTTATCTGCGATGTACGGGCGATGTACGGGCGATGTACGGGCTGATGTACGGGCTGATGTACGGTGAAAAATTTTTGATGAAAATTTTTTGATGAAAAAAATGGAGGCTGTGCGGTGTTTTGCGGTGATCTGCGGTGATCTGCGTGGGGTCGATTTTTTGCGAAAAAAAATGGAGGCTGTGCGGGAGACGATTTTTTGCGAAAAAAATGGAGGCTGTGCGCGGAACGGGTTTTATATTGATCGCAGTGGAACGGGACTCCATTCCGGTTTCGGGCTGAACCTTGTCGTAGACATTGTGCCAGCAAGACACTCTGTGCCGCGCGGAGTCCAGCAAGATCAAGATAAAACCGGCCGCGCAAAGCGCGTCCGTGTAGTTCTCTCTGTGTTCCCGGGCATGTCGCCTGGGGTTATGGGAGAACTTGGTATGTCTGAACGCTTTCAGAAATTGATGAGGTTGACCAAGTCTGACTTGGTCGAGCGGCTGTTGGTCGCAGAGGATAAAGTGGATGTGCTAATGCTCGGCATTGCTGCCGAGCGGGCACTCAACGCCCCCTCTGCAGAAACTGAGGCGGCTCCTGCCGCCGCAGAGCCTGCGCCCCCCGCCCCCACCATTGTGGACCTGCTCCGTGATGGTACAGCGCATTACTACGTCGACGGGGTCACGCTCGTGATCTCCGTCCCCCGCCCGTCAGGGCGGCAGGTGTGGGAGTTTACTCCCGCAACGTTCCGCACTGCGTCGGAACGGAAAAACGCGATGGAGCAGCTCGCTGCTCACATCGCAGACGCAAAACCGCTCCGCAAGGAGCAGTGGCGCCGCCGCTAGGCGGTGGCCACACGGGGTCGCAAAGCGACCCCGTTAATCCTTCTTGTGTTCCCCCCTCTCTCTCTTTCAGGAGTTACTTATGGACATTTTGGTAGATATGTTCGTCACGTTCTGTGTGCTCTTCACCATGCTGGTGTGGAGCCTGTACGCGCTTGGAGCGTTCCGCTCCAGGCGCGACCGGCGCCTGCCGGTCACCCAGAACCAACACCAGCGCGCTCGCGCAGAGCGGGCTGCCGCCCGCAAAGCGCGTAAGCGCAGAGCCAGGTCGGCCTTCCGGGCCGCATCTAAGTAGTTTAACCGGGCAGGGATGCCCATCCCCTAACCAAACTGAGGATTTACAGCATGTCGCTCATCTTTATAGTACTTGGAACCATTGTCATGTTCATCGCAGCCTTCTGCGGTGGCTGGCTGCTTGCTGGCGCAATAGACAACCGAGTGGGCACCCGCCCCTCGGCCAAAGTCTACGCCTACGCCTTCCTCAAAGGCGCCCTTGGGGCAGCCGGCTTCTGGCTGCTGATGATAGGGCTGGCGGTCGCGCTGGAAGCCTGCTTCAACGCGCTTTTTTAACCTTCAGGGTCATCAACTTCGGTTGGTGGCCCTGCCTTTTTGCTTCGGCTGCTAGTGCAGGCGAATAGGCGAATATCTATTTATATCACCTGATATAAATAAACTCCCTTTTTCCAAAAGTTAATGTGCCAAAAAGCACCTAATATTAGTGCTTACTATATTAGCTCCCCCTTACATATGTATATATATACAGGGATACCCCCCCTCCCTGACCAAAAATTCGTGAGATGTAACACGAAGCTCGTACTACGTAGCAACACCGTGCTACGGCTGTAGCCCAGGCGGGCCGGGGCTTCCAGCCGTTTTGTAGCGTGTAGCGCGAAAAACCGTGTTTTCTCTTATATATATATATCTACCCCTATACCTATACCTACCCCTCTTATAATTACCCTATACCTTTATATACTAAATTAATAAAAAATAGTGCTACATATACTACAAAGTGCTTCTAAGCCAGGCCTGTCGGGGCCTCCAGCCGTAGCACCGAACTTCGCGTTCATGCCACATGTAGCGCCGTTCTTGCTACAAACCACTGTATATACATACAGTTCTCACCACCGGCGAACAACCGGCGCCGCGAAGCGGCGCCGGGTAATCTGTCGTTCAAGCCCGTTCAAAGGAAATAGGCGAAGATCACCGATGTTCACCCCACCGGCGGCGCGAAGCGCCGCCGTTAATCCGTCTTGTATCACCCACAACGAGGAAACACCCATGACTAACACCAACATCGCTGTTGCCGTAGAAGAATACTTCACCATTTTCTATGCCTACTCGCGGTTCAAGAGAGCCACAGGCCCGAGGGGCTACTGCCCAACACAAGATCGCGAATACGCAATACAAGTCCTGCGTGAAGCAGGATGGGCAGAACCCGAACTAACAGCGGACTTGATCCGCTGGCCGGGAGAATTCGGCTGGGAGCTTTACCATCACGACCTCACCGCCATCAACAAACGCCTTGCTGCGTTCAAAGCGGCTGAATAACCCATCGGCGGCGCGAAGCGCCGCCGTTAATCCGTCTTGTGTCAACCACTACCCACAACGAGGAAACACCCATGAAATACAAAAACCCCGTCATCATCGGCACCCCCGTAGTATCTGCTAGAAATCCGGTAGATGCGGAGGCGTTCCTACCCCCGCTCACCCTCTACAGGTTCGACAACGAAGAGGCATATCCCGATATATATGTATCGAGCCGGGGTATGCACAAAGTGCTAGCCCCCGCCCACAAGGCGGCTTTTACATCCGCTCCAGGCGACAGACCCTGTAGATGGAATTCCACCTTCGACTGTCGCCTATGGTGGGCGGCAGTGAGGAAGGAATTCCCCGATGTGGAAATCACATGGGGCCATGGCTGGGTATACCTCGAAGTCTGAGGTACCTCGCCTTCCCCTCGGCGGCGCGAAGCGCCGCCTTTAATTCCTTTCGGTGTTCGCTAAGGCGAACATCAAATCGGTGTTCGCTAAGGCGAACATAAAACCAACGGAGAGTATCAAAATGATGCTGTACGCCCTGCTGACAGCAATCAGCATGGTGGTGCTGCTGTTAAAGCTGCCCACCCCAATGAAAGAAAAGCTGCTGCGTCAGCAGTGGCTAACAGACATCATCATCACCATCGTGGTGATAGTCATGTTCGCAGGGACATTCTCCGGCATGTTAGTCGGAGTGATGTCGGGCCTGCTTGTAAGTATGTCGTTGCCGGTCATAGCCTACATCTACTTCAGACAAAGGCAGCAGCCAAAACCCCAACCTCAACCTCAACCTCAACCTCAACCTCAACCATGGCCTGATATAGATATAGGCCCAAGAGAAACAACAACATCTAAAGCAACAAACAGCAGAATGACCCTTAAGCAAATCGCTAAAGGGTTAGCTGCTGCCTATTTAATATCAATATTGATAGTAGTAATGACAATCCCACTCATTGAGGTACTTCTATGAATGTAATAGCGAAAGCGGCGATAGATATCGCTGCAACAGTGGCAGTAGTAAAAGCAGTAGAGGTGAGCAGGGATGCTCTTCGTAAAAGGAGAATGAGAAAAACGCTAGATAAGATCTTCGAGGGGTTCACCCAAGAAGAGATCCAAGACATCGCGAATAGCGATGTCCCCACACGGTATGCCGCTCAAGCATACCTAAAACAACACGAAGAGGAGTAACACCATGTTCCCACAACTCGTACTCGCCGTTGCATTAGTGCGCGGCACTGAACTGATCCTTGAGACTGCTGCCCGTAAGGGCAAGCAGAAACTCAACGAGCGCAAGGAGCGCAACAAAGCAGTAGAAGACCTGCACAAGCAGGCCGAGGACGATCTCGCTCGGGCACGGAGGAACCGCCTATGAAAAACCTGCGCCCCTTACTGGGGCGCACCTCCCAACAGCTGGAGGATGATTACATCTTCTGGCACCACCAAGTATTTGGAGAAGCGCCAGAGCTTCTCCCAAATGGTCGGGTCGAACTGACCCGCAAAATCAAGCTATTCGTCAGCATGACCTTACAAACAGAGGAACTACACAAATGATTAGAACTGTACTGAACGCCACGCAGCACAAAGCCACAATAGAACAGAAAGAAGTAGGAGTGATGGATCTGCCTGAACTATATGCAGATCAGGTAAAAGATCTACTTACGTTTGACCAAGTCCCCACGGTAGAAGAGATAGAAGACCGTGCTGAAGAGATCGTGGAAACGATCTTGAACTACATCGAGTCATTGCCCTTCGACTATCCCGTAAGGGGGTTGGAAGTCATGATCGGGGGCGCTCCATACCTAATGCAGGATCTAGAGGACGCATTAGTACGGAAGCATATGCTTCCGGTGTATGCCTTCAGTACTAGAGTGTCAGAGGACCAGCACCAACCTGACGGCAGCGTCAAGAAAGTGCAGGTGTTTAAACACGCGGGTTGGGTGAGGAAATACCAATGAGCGTGCCTCCCGACGCAAAGAGCGCTTACATAGCGCTCTTCACCATATGGGACGAGGAGCTGTTTAACGAACAGTATGTAGGCTCGTTCCCATCAAAAGGGGAAGCCGAGGAGTATCTCCTCAATAAATACTTTGCAAGACGCGATGTCGAGTATGACGACATCGAGTCAGCACTAACAATAATGTACGAGGACTACTTCACCTATACCCGCAAAGATGGGGTAGTCGACATGTTCGTATTAGCTCAGTAAGAGGCTGAGCTTCGGCACCGCAGCGAAACTGCGGTAATAACGACAATGGAGTGCGTTCATGTCTACTCACTATCTAAAAACGCTGGTAGAGGTAGCGACTGATCCCCGCTATCTACCAGAACAACACAGTGAGAGCTGGCCTACTCAAGACCCCGAGTTCCTCTTACTCGAGCTTGAAGAAACCAGCGCCACGGACGGAAGACAGGTCTTTGCCCTATGGCAAGAGCTCTGTCGAAACACTAGCAAGTAAAACCCTCCACTAACAAGTACCACACGCGCAATAGCGAAAGCTAAGGCTCGCATTGACGGCGGTGCTTGTTAGTGGGGTCTTTTGAATCAACCAATTCAATCAAAATCGAAGGAAATACACATGGCTAATATCACATTCAATCCCAATGCAGTCATCGCCCTTAGCAATGAAGAAGCACACAAACTGATGCAAGATCCCACCTTCTTACAACAGGCAGTAGCAAACCCACTGCTGCTGAAGGCAGCAATGGTGGCGCAGGGGCTTACCCCCGCAACGCCAGAGCAGCAAAGAGTAATAGATGCACAACGGCTCGTCAGAGCCAGGAACGGCAAAATTGCCATGCACGCAAAGCGCATGGGCACCGCGCTTCGCGACGCACTGGCAGTACTCGACAACGACATGGCAGTGCCGCTTAGCGGCTTCATAGAGAAGCAGATGCTGTCAGGTGCGATATATACATGCCGCCAGCAATATTTCTGGGGCGTGTGGAACGCAAATAGGGCCCAACGGGAGATAAGCAACTTCAATCTCGAAGGGGGGCAAGGTTCTTTATATGTAGAGAGCCACACGGAAGAGTATCAACAAGCCCCACTCAAGAGGGCTGAAGCGCTCTTGGAATTCCACACAACGCAATGCGAGCAATACGAACTAGTTTTACAAGCGCTGTTCTACGCGTGGCAGCAAGTAGATAAGGAGCTGCATGAAGCAGCTAAGGCTGCCGAAAATGTCTCGAACCAACCCTACATGTCGCCAGTGGCAGCAGAAGTTGAAAAAGGGAGCAGGTTTACCCCGAACATCGACACATCCATGGAGGCATACGCTCAATGGAACGAGAACCGAGAGCGACAGTACCGCTCACGCAGACAGCAATCTGAGCAGGCAGCAGATGCTGCCAATATGACACTGTTGAAAGGGTCATCAAACCTTTTCAACACTGACTAATTACAAACAGGGCAGGGATGCCCACCAACCAACTGAGGAACCACCTATGTATACGTACGCTGGAATAGGGAGTCGTAAGACCCCTTTAGCAGTGCAAAAAGAGATGACTAAGGCCGCAGAGTTTTTACAGCGGCACAACTGGATTCTGCGCTCTGGAGGGGCGCAAGGTGCTGATACAGCCTTCGAGAAAGGAGTATCCGCCGACTGGCTGAAGCAGATCTATCGACCCACACATGTCCTCACGCCGCAGCACTATGAAATAGCGGCGGCGCACCATCCAGTATGGGGCCAGTTGGTCCCGTACGTGAAACAGTTACACGCGAGAAATGTCGCCATACTGCTAGGCGACGACTGCAAATCCCCAGTGTCATTCGGCATCTGTTGGGCTCCCAACCCAATATATGACACAAAACACATTCAAAAATCCTGTGCTGGAGGCACGGGACAAGGGGTAAGAGTGGCATACAGCCACAACATCAGGGTCTATAACGTCATAGACCCACATGACACTTATGAGCTAAAAGAACGTCTCCAACAAATAAAATACACCAAAACCTAACCACACCCCACTAACAGACGTTCCTGCCTGTTAGTGGGGTTTTTTGCTATGAACTACAAAAGAGGTAGAAAGATGCTGATAGCACGTAAGAGCCCATTCTCGGGCAAAGTAACAACGATGGAGATCGATGTAACGGATGAGCAGATAGACACTTACATGAGCGGAAAAGGACTCATTCAAGAGGTCTTCCCTGATCTCACCGCAGACGAAAGGGAGTTTATCAAGACAGGTATAACACCCGATGAATGGAGTTATATATTCGGAGCAACTGAAGGATAAACACCATGGAGCTAGAATTTGTAATGCGGAAAAGAAGCCGCAAAGGACAAGTAGATTATGTCATCTGCTTGAACGACAAAGTTCTAAGAGCGTATGCAGAACGCCCCAGTAAAGAAGAAGTAAAAGACATGCACCGAGCGGTATGTAATGTACTCGAAGAGTACACAGAACGAATGGAATCCTGGCTGGGCGAAGCCCCATACCTGCCCTTTCCTGCTGAATTGGATTCTTGAGGAGTGCGATATGCAAAGTAAAGAACTGCTCGAAAAAATGGCACAAGCAGCAGTGAAATACGGAGATAGAGACTTACGACGCCGTGGCCATCTAATAGACACTTACATGAACAAAACATTAACGGACGAGGAGATAGTAGATGCAGCCATCTGGCTAGCATTCCCACTAGATATTCCACTCGATGAGTGGACGAGAATCAATAACACACTTATTACAGAGGAATAACCACTGCCCGACACTGCTCGACCAGGCTCGGCTTTCAGCCACCGCTTGGTCTCGCAGTGTCGGGCAGCTTTTCGCTGGGGCACCCGCAATGGCGAGTATCGTTCAACCACAAAAGGACAATACATGAGTACTACTCTATCTTTACTTGGAAAGAAAGAGATCATCAAAGCGCTTGAAGCAGGTTTAGCCACCCATAAACGTTGGGGGCTTGATTCACCTGTGATACTTGAAGCAGTTGTTGAGACGCTGGTAGAGCTGCTAACCAATGAAACTAAACAAATGGATACAGCTCTACGCTCTGTATTCACGTTAATTGACGCGGAGCAGTTTACTGAAGCGTTAACTCAAATTGCCGTATTAGAGCAGTGTCTAGGTGAACACGATTCAGAACTGGTCCGCGCCAGAGCATTAATAACTTTTCTAAAGGACTCACAATAACGAGTATTGCTCTAAAAGCTCCCTCCAGTCTTCCACTTACGGTTAGGAGGAGGGGGAGGAAGATCCGGTGCAGTAACGGCAGTAGCAGGCCGCTTAGGACCACCAGCTTTAAGTGGTTTATTACCAGTAGCTGCGCGGTATGCTGCTTTTTCAGCAGCAGTCATCTTCGCATAATTAGTAGTCTTTCCAGCAGCACGAAGCCGCTGAATCTCTGTTTTACCCTTATTAATACGAGGATCTTCTTTCTTAGCCATAACACCCATCCACTACACAGGAGAAAAAACCATTATGCAGTCTATGATCGGCGGAATCCATAAATGCCCACGATGTAAAAAGAACAAATTGCTTCCGTCATTCTTCTACGAGAAAGGGCAGAAAGTAATGGTGGTAGCCAAATGTCGAGAGTGTCGGGCAGCTGATGCAGCTAGAAATTACGCACTGCTGGCTAAACGCGCACAAGCGCAAGAACCCGATACAAGCGTTTCAAGTACATATTTACGCCGGAGGTTGGTATGAGTACCCAGAGGCACCTGTTCGTAAGTGGGTTGGTGATCTTGGTACTAACTGTCACTTTAGTCCTCAAGACCAAAGAGCTACAACAAATTCGTCGCGACCTTTATGTCTGCGTCGATAGATTAACTGCGCCATTAACAAATGAGGGCATGTAATGAGTGTAGATAACATCAACCACCCACCGCACTACACAAAGCACCCTAGTGGAGCCGAGTGCATAGACTTCACTGGCCACATGGACTTCTTACTAGGCAACGCTTTCAAGTACGTATGGCGCTATGAATATAAGAACGGCACAGAGGATCTGGAAAAAGCAATCTGGTACATGGACACCTATCTCAGACAACCACGAGTAAGCTGGCTAACAAAGCTAAGAAGAATCTTTAATGATGACCCGCCAGTCCATGTATTGGATTACGCACGCGATTCAACACTACTAAACATCTACAACAGCTGGCTGTATGACGACCGCAGGCTGCTCCGTTTAGTAAAAGAAGAACTGGAAGCAATGGTAAAAGGACGCCGTACCTAGACAGGGCTGCCTGTTAGATGGGTTGGTGTACGGTCAGGAAAACGAAGAGAGGAAAACATGGATCCATTCAAAGTAGCAAAACAACTGTCAGCCATCGATACGTCAGAGATGATCTCTACCTATCTAAGTACTTGTGAACCCTCAAAGGGTTGGGAAGTTCACATGCCATTAGCAAAGTTTAGAGAGACATTCAAAACTATGAGGATAGAGTTCCGACCATCCGATATATACAACTTACGTTTCTCTCACACGATAGGAAACGTCATGTTCTTT